AACATGCTATGGTTTTCAATCTTCATGAAAAGAAAGTAAAAGTCAAAGGAGAGCTTAAGACAATTAGTGACATGGAATATAGTCAATTATTGGATGAGGCTCTAGATTTATGTGAGAGATTATATAAATCTGCTAAGGGTACCTGGCAACAAGGTTATCTTGAGAAACGTATTGATGTTCTTCGCAAAAATCGTGCAGCTTACCAAGCTAAACGTATCGATGGATCTATGCGTTTTGCTCCTTTCACTGTTTATGTGTGGGGGGATTCAGGACGTGGTAAATCCACTATAGCCCAAGTTGTTATGGCTGATTGTTTGGCGGCCGCAGGTGTTGATCCTGATACAAAAAATACTGCCGCCATTAAGGAATCTGATAAATTTGACTCTTCTTTGAAGGGACATACCACAGGTATCTTTTTTGACGATATAGGTAATATGAAATCTGAATTTTTGGATAAGTCTCCTACAGAACGTATTATTGATATCAACAACAACATGATTACTTATGCAAACAAGGCTGATCTTCATGAAAAAGGAAAGATCGAAATTAGGCCTCGTGTGTTTGTAATTACATCAAACGCTCCCTTGGCAAAACATGCGAATATAGGTTCTATATGTCCCTATTCAATTGTTCGTCGTGCCGATGTTCATTTGGAAGTCAAAGTCAAAGAGGAATTTGCTCTACAGGACGGTCGTCTTGATAGTACCAAAGCCCTTGAATTTTTCTCTGGAGATTCGTTAGTAAACGATCTCTGGGACTTGCAAATTTACACACCTTTGGAAAAAAAATATGGTGGGGATAATTCTCACTTACGTCACATTGATGGTGTCAAGGATCATCAGCCTAGGACCATTCACCAGGCCCTTAGATTTCTAACGACAAAATGCAAATCTCATTTTGAGAACCAGCGTAGATTGATTAGGAAAGGGGAGGGTCTTGTGGCTTCGCGTAAATATTGTGAATCATGCAATTTAGCTCATAATCTTTGTGAATGTGAAGCTATGGCTGAGATAGACGAGTTTTGTCGTGAAGTTAGTGATTTAGTGGGAGATGTAGAAAGTGATGATGAAGAACAAGCCTCAATGGAAGAGTCTTTTGATTTTATCAAGGCTCAATTTGATTCCATGGGAGCTAGAGTTTCCAATTTCCTCGTAAAATTACCAACATGGTTATTTACTAATAAGTTAGTATCAGGGGCTTATATGCTTTGCAATGCCCGTAAATTCTTAACTTTCGAGAAGAAAGCTCGTAGAGGAGTTGGATGTTCTTTGTTATCTACTATGGCAGTATGTACTATGTACAAACAAACTAACACCTTAGCATGCGGTGGGATCATTTTAGGTTCTCATGTGTTGCTTTATGGTGGACTGTTAGCAAAATGGAGAGATGACCGTATGAACGAATTGTTGGCTCGTAGAGATGCTACGATTGACGTTTTTAGGTCTATCAGAGAAAGTAAAACTAAAACATTTATTAGTATGTGTGCTATTGCTGGAGTTATTTATAAATTTACTGGTCTCTTCCGAGCTGCTGTCACTTTACAGCAATCTGCTCTTGTTCCAGAAAATATTGAGGAAATTAAGAAGAGGGATGCTGAGGAAAACCCCTGGGCAACTGCTGTCGCAGCTGAACTACACGTTACTGACAAATCTGCTACTATGACTATTGATCAAATTCTGAGCAAAGTTGAAGCTAATTTATGTCATGGGGTCTTTGTTGAAAATGGATTCCAACAGAAATGTGATGTTTTAGCCCTTGGAGGTAATACATTCATGATGCCTTTGCATGTGTTCAAAAATCGCAAAGATATGCGAGCACTAATTACACGTAAAGATCCATCAGAATTGAACTCAACTTTCAAAGCTATTGTAAGCGCCAATTATATCATTCCCATTCCAGGGAAGGATTTGTGCTTAGTAAATATTGCTTCTGGAGGTGTCTTTGCAGACATTCGTCACCTGTTCCCTGATAAGATTACGGCTTCAGGTTCCGCTCATTTTCTTTATAAAGATGGTGATGGTTCCGTGAGGTCAGATCCTATTCGTATTAGTTATACTAAAGATTCTAAATCTGGAGGAGCTGGCTACGATTATGAGTTGCCTTACAACACTTTTACAGGACTATGCATGGGTGTTGTAGTTGCCAATTTTGCACGAAAATGCATAGGAGGTGTACATTTGCGTGGTATTCCTGATTCTCCTAAAGGGAAGGCATTAATTGTCACCCAACAGGAAATTCAAGATACTTGGGATAAAGCATTTAAGAAATGGAAAGGTGCTTTCCCTTCCACTGTAAATGGTGATTTTCCTAGAACTCGTTATGAACAACAAGTTTTAGTTACTCAAGATATTCATGAGAAATCACCTGTCAATTATTTGCCCATCGGCAGTAATGTCGAATATTTGGGACAAGATGGCAAGCGTGTTACTCATACTAAGAGTAAAGTTAGGAAAACACCCATCTCAGATACCGTCGCTGAAGTAACTGGAGTTGAAAACCAACATGGTGCTCCTAAATTTCATAGAACCAGGATGTGGCAAGCATCTTTGGCTCATTCAGCCAATCCTAGTGCGGGGATTGAAGGTAGTCTCGTTGAGGCAGCGTATAAAGATTATGTGAATGGTCTTTTAGATGTTTTTAAACGTGACAAATTTAATTCGTGGGTGTTTTCAGAATTGAGGCCTATGAACGATATGGAAGTTTTATGTGGTAAAGATGGTAAGCGCTTTATTGATGCTATGCCAAAAGGAACTTCAAAAGGCTATCCATTATCTGGGCCAAAACGCGAAATGATTACACTATTGGATCCTATGGACTATCCGGATTTCCAATGCCCAGCTGTAGCACATCCTATGATTCTTGAAGAAATGAAGAAGATGGAACAGACATTGCTTTCTGGCAAGAGATGTTACTCTATATTCAAAGCTTGCGTCAAGGATGAACCCACTAAGAAGACCAAAGACAAGGTCAGGGTTTTTCAAGCTGCTGATTGGGCCACACAAATGATGGTTCGTAAATACTTTCTGCCACTTGCCCGTATGTTATCACTATTTCCACTCGATTCAGAGTGTGCAGTAGGTGTGAATGCTCAAGGTCCTGAATGGGATCAATTGGCTAAGCACATGAAGAAACACGGTGCAGATCGTATTTTGGCTGGAGATTATAGTAAGTATGATCTTCGTATGCCAGCACAGCTTATTAATGCTGCTTTTGCTGCTCTAATTGAGATTGCAGAAAAGTGTGGTAAGTACACTCAAGATGACCTCACTATCATGAGGGGTATTGCAACTGAAATTGCTTATTCGTGTGTAGCTTACAATGGAGATATTATTATCCACAAAGGATCTAATCCTTCTGGACAAAATCTTACAGTTTACATTAACTGTATAGTCAACTCCTTGCAATTAAGATGTGCGTATTTCCACCTCTGGCCATCCCATTTAGGCAAGCCATTACCTTTTCGTGAGGTAGTAGCTATCATGACCTATGGTGACGATGTGAAAGGTTCTGTGAAGAAAGGTTATGATTGGTTTAATCACATTTCGTATGCCAATTTTCTTAAAGAACGCGATATGGTTTTTACCATGCCAGATAAAGAATCTGAACCAACCCCATATATGAATGATCTCGAAGCCGATTTTTTGAAGCGTGAGAATAAATTCAATGCGGATACTGGTATGATTCATGGAGCTTTGGCCGAAGAATCTATTTTCAAATGTCTCCACAACGTTCTTGAATCCAAAGTTGATTCTTTGGAAGATCAATCTGCCAAAAACATTGATGTTGCTTTACGTGAATGGTGGCAACACGGCAAAGAAGTTTACGAATTGCGCAGAAAGCAAATGAAGGAAGTCGCATTCAAATGTGGAATTACGGGTTCTTGTAAAATGTTGTCTGAGTCTTATGAAGACAGACTCAAATATTTCGAGACTAGATATCTTGGACGTGAGCCCGATGAAGTTGATGAAATCGCAGACGAAGATGCATTTGTGCACACTGTAGGCGATGAGTGGGACTTCTTAGAATAAATTCTAAAAAGCCTTGGAGAGGCGTAAAATCTATCCACTCCGGAACTATCCGTAGTATAAGTTTAAAATAGTTGTGTATATATGGATACTACATATTTTATGATTTACATGTTTGTATATTTTATGGAAGCTTTGTACATATAGACATCCTACCCTTAGGATACCGGTATTTACCGGCGGTTTCGTCAGCCAAAGAAACATTGTCGCACACAGTAGCAGCAGGTACTGCCCTGATGTGTTGTATATATTAAATATTACCTACTTCAAATGATAATAATAATACAAACAGTCTTGGGGCTGACTCAAATAGTCCTAATGCTGGCGCTTATAGTGTCTCAAAAGCGCCTCAGCACATATCAACACAAAATGTACATTTTGTCGATGGAGACACACCATGGTCTTACGACATTTCATCATCACCAGATGTCACAACTCAGCTTTCCGGCTTCGCAGACGCAGAGCTCGGTAAGTTCCTTGGCCGTCCCATTAAGATCAAAGAATTTCAGTGGACTCCGGAAGGTACTAGGTTGTTTGAGACTTTTAATCCGTGGACTTTGTTTTTTACTAATGTCGATGTTTTAGAAAAGATTAAC